CCGCAAGATTGTCTACGGCTCTACGCCAACCGACGAAGCAACGTCGATCATCGCGAAGAAATACGCTGAGTCTGACCAGCGTGTATTTGAAGTTCCGTGCGGCGACTGCGGGCGTTTCTTTGAAATTCTGTGGGAAAACCTCACCTGGCGTCGTGGCGATCCAGAGTCTGTGCGGTGCGTGTGCCCACACTGCAAGGAGCAGATTGAAGAAAAGTACAAGCCGCAGATCGTCGAGGACGGCGATTGGCGTGCGACGCGGCCACACATCAAAGGCCATGCCGGTTTTCGGCTGAACGCCCTCATCTCGCAGTTCTCGAACGCTTCGTGGGCCAAATTGGTCGAAGAGTACGAGAAGGCGGAGAAGAACGGGCCCACGGAGATGCAGGGCTTCCACAACACGGTGCTCGGCAAAGTTTGGTCGGCTGCGATCGACTACGTCAACGAAAACCAGTTGATGGCCCGGCGCCAACAGTTCGGGCTGGCATGGGATCACGAGCGAAACGCCTGGCGCGAAGACATCCCGGAGGATGTGGCCTACATCACCGCCGGGGTAGACGTTCAACCCGATCGCCTGGAGGTGCTGCTTCTCGGGTGGTCGAGGAACCACCGCTATGCGTTGGGTCACACCGTCATCCGCGGTTCGGCACTGCTCAAGACGACTTGGGATGAGCTCGACGCCCTTCTAAGCACGGTGTGGAAGCATCCGCTTGGGGGTGAGATCGGCGTGGAAGCGGCGTGCGTTGACTCCGGTTATTTGTCCCAAAAGGTTTATGACTACTGCGAAGTGGTCCAAGGCCGAAAGATCGTTGCCATCAAGGGCGACGAAGGCCCGCGGCCGATCCTGAAGGCCAGCCGGAACAAGCGCCGGAACCGCACCGCTACGCTCTACATCGTCGGCGTTGATCAGGTGAAAACCGACATTCTGGTGTCGCTGCCTCTCGGCAACGGCGACCAGAACTCGATCTTGTTCAGCAACACTTTGGAAGAGGATTTCTTCCTGCAGCTCACGTCGGAGCGGCGCGAGATCAAGATCAAGAACGGGAAGCCGGAGCCGGCTTTCGTTCGAATCCAGAACCGCAAGGCAGAAGCTTTGGACACGATGGTCTACGCCATCGCGGCCAAGCAGCTGTGCAAATTTGACTACGACAACCGCTACGAGCAACTCAAAAGCTCAGGCAAACCGACGCGTCCAAGCTTGAAGGAGCTGGCCGCAAAGCTGCACAGGTAAGGGCCGGCATGGGTATTCGCGAGACGATCGGCCGGCTGTTCGGCAGCGCGGGCGGTGCGGCTCCGCGTCCGCAGGCCGCCTACTTCAAGGGCGAGAGCAACCCGTTTCTCGTATCTTGGCGCCCGCACTTGCGCGAGCAACAGCAGGACATCCAGGCGTCGTGGGAAAAGTCTGCGGCGCGGGCGATTGACGCAGTCCAGAACAGTGGATTTATGTCCGGTATCGTCGAGGTTGCTTCAGGCAGCACCGTCGGGCCGGGTTTGCGCATGGCGTGCCGCGTTGACCCGGAGGTCTTGGGTTGGACGCAAGAAAAAGCATCCAAGTGGGCTCGTCAGGTCGAAACTCGTTTTCGGGCATGGGCCGGCAACCCGCTGGAGTGCGACGCGGCCGGTCAGATGACTTTCCAGCAGATGCAGCAGGCGGCCTTCGCCAGCTACATGAGCTATGGGGAGATCCTGGCCCTGTTGCCGATGCTCCGGCGCAGCGGGGCGCAGTCTCTGACCAAGTGCGCCATGGTGCCCCCGAGCCGCCTGGTAGACTTCAACCAGCCGTCCGATGGATGGGTGCAGGGGGTAAAGGTCGATGGGTGGGGCCTGCCCGTCACCTATCGTTTGCGCGAGCGCGATCAGTATGGAACCTGGGTCGAGCGGGACGTTCAGGCACGGGACTCGGACGGTCGCCCGAACCTCGTTCTGATCAAAGATCCGGCTGTTGGAGTGACGCGGGGCATCTCCCCGTTCGCACCAATACTCAAGGTCACGCGGCAGATCGACCAGTATTTTGACGCCACACTGACGTCGGCGCTCATTCAGACGATCTTCGCAGCAACGATCAAGACCAACATCAACGGCCTGGCCGCGTTCGACGGGCTTATGACGCAACAGGACGCGGGCTCTCTGGACCTTGCGGCCTTTGGCGGCGCCAAGGCGCAGTGGTACGAAGGCGCTCAGATCGACCTGACCCAGCACGGGCGCATCGCACACCTTTTTCCCAACGACGAGTTGGAGTTCACGGAAGCAAAGCAGCCAGGTCAGCAGTTCGACCACTTCATGGGTTGGTTGCTGCGAGAAGTGGCGCGTGGTGGCGGGGTCACCTACGAAAGCGCGACCGGGGACTACCGCGGCGCGACCTACTCGTCCGTCCGCATGGCCGGCGCTGTCGAGTGGCTGACCGTGCTCCGCCGGCGAGAGAACATCGTCATTCCGTTCTGCAAAGCAGTGTTCGACGCCTGGCTCGACGAGGAAATCGGGACAGGAAGGATCGAGTTCGACGGAGGCTACGCGAAGTTCCTGTCGTTGCGCGCTGTTGCTGTCCGGTCCACCTGGACAGGCCCAGCCCGCCCGCAGGCTGACGACTTCAAAACAGCCCGGGCTTACGAGGTCCGCAAGGACATGCAAGCTACGACCTTGGCCGAAATCTCGGAAGAGTATGGGCGCGACTGGGACGACGACATGCGCCAGCGCAAGGCTGAGAACGACTTGGCAGACGAGCTCGGACTGCCGAGGCCATGGGCGCCGGCAGACATGATCGAGACGCCGGAGGGCCAGGAGCTTGCGCTGCAAGACCCAGGCGACGGCTCTGGTGAAAAGCGAGACCCGAAGAAGCCTCAAAGGTCGGGCTCTCGAGACCCAGCTGAGCGCGACCCGGCGGAATCGTCCCTTGACGATGACCTCGACGCCAAGATTGAGGCCGATCTTCTGAAGGATGACGCCGATGGCGATTGATTACGAAACGCTGTTTGGCGGAGCGGATTACGACCCTTGTGCGGCTCTCGCGGCCATCCGCCCCGCTTACATGCGGATGCGGGTGGAGCGGAGCGTGCAGCGGGTCACTTTCCGCGATCGAACAGTCGAATACCACGCCAATCAGATGCAGGAGCTGGGCGCGCTTGTTACCCAGCTTGAGTCTGAGTGTGCAGCGAAACAAGGTAGGGCGCGGACGCGCTTCGCCATCACCGCCGGCGCTCGGCATCAGTGAAGGAGTCGGCATGTCCGCTTTAGAAGCTGCGCTGACGGCGCACTGGGCGATGATGCCTGACAGTCTCGAGAGGTTGTGCGCGATCGCTGCTCGCGAAAACGACCCGTCTCCGGAAGTGCTTGAAGCTTACCGCGCGGAAGCAGCGGCTCGCGGGGAACGGATGTCCCAGCGGGACGGCGTGGCGATCCTCGACGTGTCCGGCCCGTTGTTCAAAAAGGCCAACCTTTTTGTGCGGGTTTCGGGCGCCACGTCTTACGAAATCATGCGTCGCGATTTGCAAGTCGCGTTGGACGATCCGGCCATCCATGCCGTGATGCTCAAGGTGGACTCTCCCGGAGGCGAGGCCAACGGTTGTGACGAGCTGGCGGCAGCCATCTACGACGCCCGCGGGAAGAAGCCGATCTGGGCGTATGTGTCAGGGATGGCTTGCTCAGGCGGCTACTGGCTCGCAAGCGCTGCTGATCGGGTGATCATCAGCGAAGCGGCCGTGCTTGGCAGCATCGGCGTCGTCCTCGGCGTTACCGATCGGAAGAAAGCGGACGAGAAGAACGGCGTGACGCGGCTCGAATTCGTTTCGTCGCAATCGCCCGGCAAACGGCCGGATGTCCACACGGATGAAGGCAAAGCCCGGATCCAGAAGATGGTGGACGACCTGGCGCAGGTTTTCGTCAGCGCGGTCGCGAAACATCGCGGTGTTACACCCGAAAGTGTCATCCAAAAATTCGGCGCCGGTGGCGTCGAGATCGGCGCGAACGCGGTCTCCTTGGGGATGGCGGACGAGGTCGGACAGTTTGAGTCGGCGTTTGCCGAACTCTCCAAGCGCGGCAAGAACCGCCGCATCTCGCAACGCTCAATCGGAGGTTTTTTGATGAGCAACAGCAACAACGCGGCGGTCGAGGGCGGCAACACTGTCGACGTCGCGAAGATCCAGACGGACGCGGCAGAGAAGGCCAAAGCCGAGACCCTGGCCCGCGTGAAGGCAATCCAGACGTCGGAAGAAGGCAAGGCTCGCCCGAAGCTGGCCGAGCATCTGGCTTTCAATACGGACATGCCGGCTGAAGCCGCGGTCCAGCTGATGAAGGCTGCGGCGGCTGAAACCGGCGAGGGCGCCGAGTCGAAGGAGAAGACCTTCGAAAAGCAGAAGGCGGACGCCGGTGCGCTGGGGCTTGGTGCCCCGGAACCGCGTGGGAAGCCGGCTGCGTCCGAGGATGGTTGGAGCAAGGCTGTCAGCCTTGCCAACCCCCGCTAACCGGCCAACAAGGAGATTTCAGGATGGTAACTGTTCTGACGGAAGGCCGGCGCCCCGGCGAAGCAATCATGAGCGAGGCGGAATTTCACCGCTCGCGAGACAACGTCACGGTCGCAGCGTCGCAGACGATCGAGGCAAACGGCCTCCTGGCCAAGAAAGCTGTCGCCGCCGGTGTGGCTGTCGCAAGCACGTTCTCCGGCACGGGCAACGGTGCGTTGACCCTCGCGGACCCGGCCGTTTCTTCGAAGGTGAAGGACGGCGCCTACACTGCAGTCTTGGTGACCGCCGCAGCAAATGGCGGCACTTTCCGCGTTGAAGACCCGAATGGCAAATTCATCGGGAATGCGACGGTGGGTCAGGCGTTCGACAAGGAGCTGAA